GGTAAGTGTACACAATGGCAACTTTGCGACCTGCTTTCAACGCTTGGCTAATTTTTTTGTCCGCAGAATCAAACGAATTCATATTTGTGTCGTAAACAATTTCGGCATCACGAATGCCTTTTGACACTTTGCTGGCTTCTTGCAATCCAGTTGTCTTGCCCGCGCCCGTACCACCTGCGGTGAATAAAACGGTGTTATCACGACCCGACGGGGTTGGCTGCGATAACTTGTCGGCATACATTTGCTTCACAAATGCCGATGATGGTTCGTGAACGTCTGCGGATCGGGTGCGGTCGGCGCGGTACTCTGGCGACATTTCTCGCGCTTCATCCGTGTTAAGAACGCGCCCGTTTTCAGTCGATGGAAGTGCTGCATATTCTTTTGTTAATCCCTGATAATCAGCGGATAAACGGTCAAAATATGCTTGTTCTATTGGGTTGGTCGATTGACCGCCCGTGGGAAGACTTGGCTGCGGTGTGAGTTGAGCGACCCGCGAAGACATATCGGGTTGCTGTTGCCCTGCCGCTGCCAAGTCTGACAGCGATGTTGCCATTTACTTTTGGTACGACGAACGGTCGTGGGTGTAGCACATACCCTTGCTGCGGCCACCGTCGAACTGGCTGTTTTTGCCAGTGCCGTCAGCTTTGCCCATGCCAATACCGTTCACGACTTTGCCGTGGCGCTCACCCGATGCGTCCGAAGCATTAGCGCCAGCAGGCGGCTTGGTGCCAGAACCGTAGCCTTTTGGGGTCATTTCTGCGTTGTCTTTCATGGTAGTCCTTTCAGTCTAGAAACTTCAGTTTATACAACGTGCTGTCGATCAGCTCGGTAATTTCATCAATAATATTCTGAATTTCGCTGTCTTGGGGCAAATGCTCTCTAGCATCGTCCACAAATTTTTGCAGGTTTTTCAAATATTGCACCGGATCGTCACCAGCGTGATAGTCGTCCGGGTACTTTTTAATCTTGTTGTACCGGCCCTGATACGCCTCAGCGAAACTGTCGGCCAGCTCGATGATGTCCTCGTAGTACCGGCCAAGCGCCTTATGCCGCGAGTACGAATCGGTGGATAAGTGCATGAAATGCGCCACGGTGCTGCTATGTAATAGCGTGGCTATAAAATGTGCGGCTTCTTCGTCCATATTCAGCCCAAAAAAGACCGGCGCATAGCACCGGCCAAAGCAGCGATCCCACTCAGAGGAGAGAGAAAAGTCGCTGCCATTCTGTATCATTCGGCACCGGTACGTCAACCGGCCACAATCCTGCGTCCACCAAGTTTTCTACCGTCCTCCGGTGCGCCAGCCACCACGCCTGCTGCCGCTCTTTGCGCGACCACTTGCTCCCCTGATCGATGTCGAAATGACACGACGCGCACAGCGCCGCGATCAGGTTGTCATCCGATTTAATCGACCGGCCTTTGCCGCCGCCCCAGTTGGTGTGCGCGGCTTGCACAAAATCATACGAACCGCAGAGCTGGCATTCAAGCGTCGCCACTAGCCGCAGTAATTTCTGGCTGCGGACATATTTGCGCTTTGGGATGCTGATTACTTCGCCCATCAGTTTTGCTTATACGTTAAGGTTTTTGGGTCATACGCCGATGTCCTGCCGCCCTGACCTACCCAGACAACGTGAACCATATCGGCAAAAAAATACCAGCAACCATGAACCGTCCCGCCGTCGCGCATCGTTGCAATTACCATGCGGCCCGTTGTGCTGCCAGTGCATAGCCCAGACAAAAAAAGAATTTTGCCGCCAGCTTCGTTGACCGTTTCCATCCATTCTTCGGCTCGGCAAACGCTGGAAACTAAAAGCAAGCAAAGAATTAGTTTTTTCATCGGCGTACCCACGCTTCGGCCAACTTTGTCATATCAACATCATTAGACCGATTTTCCGCTTCCAGCACCCGCAAATCGTTAGCTGCATCCGATACGCCGTGCCAATCGGCCCGTGACACCATCAGTTGCAGATAATCAATCAGGGTTTGTCGCTGCATTTCATAGTTATAGTTTGTCATTATTGTCCTCTCTCGCGGATAGAGAATGCGCAACTTACCCAAGACGCATCGACTCGTTCACCTTCAGCCTCACACACCTTCGCACACGCCTCGCGCTCCGCTGCTGCGACTAGGTTGGCAAAGTGCTCAACTACTGACACAAACTTTTCGCGGTCGTTGCCAAGGCCGTAAACGTCTAAATGCGCCTCCCGCGCCATGCGGATAATGTCTTCTCGGTTCATCCCAAATTCCTCTGCCGAATCAAATCAGCTAGCTCTACCGGCTGCGCTGCGCGGTTAGATTCCTCGCATAGCTTGGCGCACTCAGCGCGTTCTCGTTTAATCGCCCAGCGCACCGCATCGCGGGTATCGCTGTGCAGCATGATGGCCGACTTCAGGATTTCGTCGGTATTCATACGCGAAGCATGAACCCTAAAACCTTCGATAAAACCGATTCCCGGCGCTGCTCAATACCCAACAACACAGCCTGCATAAATTGTTCTTCCTTGCTAAAAAATCCGGGTTTGTAGCACGGGCTGTAGTGCGCCCCGATCTTAATGGGTTCCTCTTTGATGAATTTTCCATCTCTAAGCATTGTCACCTCCGTCAAAACTCAATCCCTTTTTGCGCAGCCCAAGCGTCCAGCCATTCAATAAACTCAGTCGCGTCGGCTACGCTGAATTTTGCACTTTGCAGGCCCAACTGCACTACCCGTTGCCCGTCTAGGCTTGGCACCACAGAACCGATCCGTCGATTTGTGTCAGAAGCCCACTGGTCAATCAACAGCCGTTTCCAATCCTCTACCGTCCAGCTCGACCCCGCTACGCCCATTTGGTCGGCGATTTGGCCGATCATTGCGTGAAACTTGGCGTTCTGATCTAGCGTTCGCTTCAGTGGCCGCACCTCTAGCTGGCAGGCTTTTCCAGCTTCCAGCGCAGGCTTTAGTTTTGACCACAGGGTAGTCAATGCGACCTTTGCTTGCGGTACGGTTTCCAAATCAAAAATCATTTAACCCCGATTAAGTTCAGCGCGTCCTCGACTGATTCCACCACCGCCAGCGGCCCACCCGTCCAGTTATGATGCCAAATCACCTGTGCTGGGTTTAGCTTTTTGGCCGATGGCGGCGCTTGACCGTCTTTGACCTCGACCAGAAATGTGTGTTTCCTGAATCCGACCAATAAATCCGGCACCCCGCCGCCGACCGCAGCCAACGATTGAACCGTTGCACCAACCGCACGAAGCGCCTGAACGATGTCATCATGGTTTTTGTCTGTTCTTGCTGCTCTGCGCATTCATGTCTTCAATTAAGGTTTGCAATGCGTTATCGCCCCGTTTGTAGGCAATTTCGCGCTTGGTCTTTTCCCACCATTCCACCGCCGCTTCCGCGCCGTGTTCAGCTTTATGTAACTTGTACTGTGCTACCCAGAATTTCGCTTCAGTAATTCGCCGCCATTCTTCCGTCCAAGTGTATTCAGTCATTCCGGTCATCTAACAGCAATACCGCCAGCCAAGCGGCCAAAAAAAACACTAACCCAGCGCCCATCAATGCGCCAGCGCCTAACAAAAAAACTTCAGCTAAGGTTATTCCGTTCATCTTCGGCCCTCTGAATCAGCATTTTGATTTCAGCCACAGACATTTTGAATTTTTCGTGCATGTCCAAAATTAGCGCTGCCGACACAGCACAAGTGCCGTGCCGCATTTTTGAAATCATTGAAGGTGCGCAACCAATCTCACGCGCCAGCTCATAATCGTTAACGCAATGCAATTCTTCTTTTAGAAAATCTAATAATGCGTGTGCGGGAATTGGATTTTTTCGCATGGTTTCCTCTTATGTCGGTGCGTTCAGCGCTGCCTTAGCCATCAAAACCTGAACCGGAATCAGCGCCTTGTCGCCCTTCTGGTGCCGTTCCATAATCTGTTTCGCCCAACGCTTATCGTCAATCTGGCTTGACTGTACATTAAGCGCTTGCAGCTTTGCAACATATTTTTCTGCAACTTCTTTAGAAACTTTTGCCGCAGGCAACGCAACCACTGGCTTCGGGATTTCCTGCCACTGCGACCTTTCCAGCTCATCGCTAAGTGCGCTTTCCCACCGACCCTTAATTTGCGGGTAAGTTGAATTTTTCATATCAAACGCGCCAACGCGCACAGCAGCCCAAAATATCGCGGGATGGTTCCATACCCCAACCTCTCCCCGATCTCTTGCCAGAAGCCCGTTTATGGCCTCTGTGAAGGCTTTTTGAGCATCTAGCTTTGGGCGGCATAGGTTGATGAATTCACCGAGCGTAGGCGGCCAGTTTAATGTTGCCAAAGCCTGAACGCCTTTTGCGAATTCTTCCCGGCTAAGTTTCGAAAGCTCTGGTGCCCATGTTGCTTTAACTGAATCAATGTCCGTGCCGCGCCACATATCGGCAAACCTGCTGCCAAAAGTGTTAAGCATTTTCACAAACAGCGCGTCAATCCAGCCCTGCGTGACTGGCTTAGTTGATGTCGATAATTCGTTCATTTTTCGCCCCCATGACTTGTTCAATAACTTTTCTGCGTTCAGCGTCCCGTGCGCTTTCAAACGTTCTCGCGCCCTTTTCGTTTCGCACCCAAGTTTTCCAGACTAGCGCCCAGTTCAGCTTGGTGGCTTTCCCTCCGGCCTGTGCCAGCCAGTAGTCGCGGAAATTCTCGGCGACCCGCTGCCATTGCAGATCAGGTCTTTCCTTTTGGCAATAGGCTACATCTTCATCGCTGGGTTGCCAGTCAGCAGGCAAGCGCGATCCGCGCTGCCTCTCTACTTTGGTTATTGGTTTATGGTTATTGGTTAATGGTTTATGGGTAGCATTGCCTTCGCTATGCGGATCAGATGCGTTCGCATTGCGTTTGCTCCACCGAGATTCAGCAGAAAGCCGGGCTTTATCGGACTTTTCAAGGAATGCGGCGATGTTTTGGTCGCACCGCTTGTGAAACCATCCCTCGTCGGTCAAAACAAAAAAGTTTTCCAGTACCGCTAAAACGGCAGCTTTTTCCTCTTTTGTGCGAGCGTTATGCGTTCGCATTACGACCGCAAGATCGGCAGGCAAAGGCTTTTCATTTAAGTAATAGCTGTCCATTAACTGCCGGTAAACGCCATGCTCAAGCAGCGTTAAATGGAAAGTATCTCGCCGATAATCTCCAATATTAAATTGGTAATAGTGCATAGCTTTTTCCATAAAAAAAGCCCTAGGAGAGACTCTCACCGATTAAGGTGTTGGCGGACTGGTAGGCACCAGCAGAGTCCCTTCTAGGGCTTGCCTAAACACGCCGCCAAGCGTGCGCAAATCATAACGCGAGGATCACTATCGCGCAACAAACCACTTAGGCCGCAATACCTGTAGCTGCCACATGCGCTGCTGCGGCAAGTTCTCACCCCATTGGCTTATTGCCTGTCTTGTAACACCTAGCAATTTGGCAAGCTCTGTGGCGCTGCCAGCTAGGGAAATCGCGGTTTTAGTGTCCATGCGCGGATTGTAAGCCAGCTTAAAATATTTTGCAAAGACCGCTTGACAGGGTTTGTAAAGCCCGCTTACATTATAGCCATGCCGCTAAATTGCGGTCTATTACTAGGAGATAGATATGT